TTGGTCGGTAGTAACAACCTCAGAAGATATAGAGCTTCTGTTACCCTGTGTTGCGGTCCACCCCACTACGCCAAGTTCATGACACATAGCTTCGTAACCTCTCATAACGGAACCCTCACTTTTCCATTCATCACCCATATTTTTGTCAGGTACAATACAATCAATATAATCTAAAACAATCATATCAATCTTATGTCCATCAGCAACCATCTTTCTAATCATGTTCTTGATTTGAGTCATTGTAAATTGGTCTGAAGGTAGTTTTTTCAAGAACAATTTGTTGGTCATTTCTTCTTTGACCTGACGTGCTTTTTCAAGAACTTCTTCACGGTGTAATGGGAGTTCATCAGGTGGTATACCTGTCCACATTGTGAAGTGTTTACGTTGGATTACTTTTGGATTGTCCTCAAAGAATAACTGAAGAACATTGTAACCGTTATTAAATGCTGAGTTAGCAATTTTTGAAAGGACTGTGGTTTTTCCTACACCTGTTGGTGCTAAGATTACACCCAATTCACCCTTTGCCAATCCACCTTTTAATAACTTGTCAATACCCGTAATTCCCATTGGGATTGGGTGACGGAAATCTTCATTCAAAACATCTTCCAAGTTTTGGAAAACATCTTCAATCTTGTTTCCATTTTCTCCTACTTGGAGAGCACTTCTTACCAGTTCTTCAAGTTTGTCATAGTTTTCAAATTCTCCACTATCAAGTATTTTTTGTGATTTGGTGATTGCCTTTTGAAGTTCTTGTTGTTTACAAAACTTCAATGATTTTTCTTGTACAAATGTTGCACCTTCGGTAGACGCAGTTTGTATCTGTTTGATAGTGTCGTTTAGAATTTTCAACATCAACTCTTGTGGGAACTCACTTTTCACCATTTGTGAAAGTGTTTCGTATGATGGAGTACAATCATATTTTACATAGTACTCTTTCACCAATTGGAGAAGTGTTTTGAAATATTTGTTTTCAAAGTGTGAAGGTTCAATTACATCAATGATAGAATGTGAGAAGTCCTTATCTAAGATAATCTGATTTAATAATTGTAGTTGAAACGTGTTACCTAGATACTCAAAATTCTTGTTTGACATAATTAAAATTTCCTTATTAGTTTTGATAAATACTATTAGATTAAGTTATAGTTCATGTAACTTGTAACAAAATTTTCATCGGAAAAAATGTCAGTCAAATCCTTTAATACACTTTTTACTTGCTGGCGTATATCTACGGTGTATCTTATTTTAGGTGGGAACAATTTAGCGTCCAAAATTCTATGACAAATTGTCTGTTCTCCTACCTTTATTAAAAAGTTAAATGTTTCTGGACCCTCGGTATTTGATGTTTGCAAGATACTTGGGTTCTCCAAAATTTCGTCTTTGTTTTCCAAAAGGTATACAACCGAACGCATCTTTTGGCCGTACTCAAACCCTTCTACAAAGTCTCTTAGATACTGATACAATTCCATAGAACTGCGAGCTTGTGGATTGTAATCTCTTACGTTAAAATAACGTTGGATTACGATGTTGTTGTTCAAGGTAATCAAGAACTCCATTTTAATTACATCTGTTTCTTTCATAATTTTTTTATTTTTCTATTTGTTGTTTGTGTTGTCTTTTTTCTTTTCTTGTCAATTTCATCAAAGGTCGTATAAATTTTATAAATTCATCATCACTCTTACCGAGATATTTGAAGAATCCATCTTCTGTCATCATACGAATTAGATTTTTGTAACCCCTACCTTCAGGGTCTAAAGTGTCGGCATAATATTGTTCAACAAGTAACCTACCTTCATCAGAAATGAGCGGATTTTGTAAATCCACGATTTTTTTGTTTGTTTGGTAGAATGATTCTCCGAATTCTCCGTCTTTTGTTTTTCCACTTACAATATTTTTTAATGTTGTGTTGTTTTTGTCTTGTTCTAAAAGTTCTTGTGCCTTTGTTAAAATATGGTTAAAAGTTACCACAGAATCAAGCATCTCAGGAAAGTATTTTATTACACTTTTTTCACCCAATCTTAATATACCACTTATATTGTCTGACTTATCACCAGTTAATATCTTAAGTGTCAATACGTTATAGTGTGGGAATTCTGTATCACCAAATTTAACTTTATCACCAACTTTGAATGTGACTTTGGAAATTGGTGAATAAATTGATGTGTGTTCATCAATCAATTGGAAGTAATCTTTATCTGCTGATAATATTGTTTTTGATTCTTCATTTGCAATCTGACAATAGTAAGCAATTAAATCATCTGCCTCACATTCAGTTGCTCTTACCTGACGAACAAAACATTCTTCAAGGTATTCTTTTACTCTTTCTTTTTGGGTATGGTATGACTCAAGTTTAAACTCGTTCATACTCTGTCTACGGTTTAACTTGTAGTTAGGATATAATTTACGTCTAACGGCAGAGTTGTCGTCACCGTCCCAAAAGACAATAATTTTGTCGTAGTTGTGTTCATCAATTTGTTTTCTGAGGGTATTGATAAAATGAAAGACACCCCCGATATGGTTTCCTTCCACGAAGAGGTCTCTGACCCCGTGAAATCCGATTTTAAATAGGTTATCACCATCTACTAAGAGTGTCTTCACAATTTATTTTTTATACTGTTTCACTTTCTTTTTCCTCAAACAAGCTGAAATCTCCATCAGCACCAATAATCTCTTTCCAATACTCAGCGTTTTCTTTTTTGTATTGTTCAATAGATACTTTTTCTTCAGCCGCGTCTTTCCCTGCCAAAAATCCGTGTGGTGTTACGATAATCTTTCCATCTTCATAACCCAAACCATTGATGTGGTTTTTCATAACAGAAACTTTTGTACGGATTGCAAACTTAACAGTTCGTTTGTCTTTGGTTGCTGAAATTTTGTTTGTTCCCGCACCTTTTTGGTTACCAAATAAAAATACTAAAGATGAGTTTAACCAAATGGCTTCACCACCTTTTGCTTTAATCTTTGGTTGTCCAAATGGATTGTCAGGAAGTTCAACCCAAGGTTGGTTAACAATAACCAATGTGTTTTCATATTTTGAATCAGATTTACGAGAACCTGAAATACGTTGGTTGATACCCATTCCAATCTTGTCGGCAAGAACCGCTGCGTTGTGTTGTTTACCACCTTTACCTTCGTAAGTCATCTTACAAGGAACTGAACCTACTGAATCCCAAAGGAACAATAAATCATATTCCAATTCACCCTTTTCTTGAGCATCCAACAAACTATTAATATAATCTGTGATTTGTTCAATGTAAGAGAAGTTGTTATTGAAGATGAAGAATCCATCCCAATCTAACTCTCCTGTTTCGGGGTCAACAACTTCTTCACAATCAAAACCCATAAGTCTTGCGTGTTCAAAACTCCACTTCTGTTCTGTAATAATGAAGACAGGAAGAATATTTTGTTTTTGAGCTGATACGGCAGATTTTACAAGAGCCGTTGTCTTACCTGTATCAGAGTGACCCAAGAACATGTTCAAGTGTCCTATAGCAGGTCCTGGTAGTCCTACAGCGTCCAAGAAATCTTTACCCAAGTCAAAGTATCTTTGTGGTTTATACTTCGCTGAAGTTGAGAATTTCTTCTTTACTGAATTAAAATCGTTTTTCTTGATTGCCATGTGTGTTATAAATTAATCATGTATGGTACCATACAAGATACCATACATGATGTTTTGTTTTATTAGAACGGTAAGTCCTCAGCAGGTTCGTCAAATAATTGTGGGTCAGCGGGTGCCGAAGGTGTTGATTTAGAACCACCCATCATCATATCACCTGAATCACTGTACAAGTATTTACCTGTTTCACTATCCCAACGAGGTTCTTCACCACGAGAGATTGCTTCCAAATATTCTACAGGTTTCTTAGAGTAAACATCATTCCATGTTAACTCATCTTTCAACCACTCTTCCATAACCTTAGCGTTCTCGTGAAGAGGTGCTGGGTCATCATGCATAATAGTTTGGATTGTTGTGTAATCTTTTCCACCAGGAGTTTTAGATTTAACCAACTGTACAATAAGGTCTCTACCTTTTTGTGAATCAGTTACATCACCTTTCTGTCTCCAAATTGGGATGATTTTATCAAGAATACCGTCATTCTTGTAATTGTGTTTGAAACGCCAAAACTTTACACCCTCTTCTTCAGCATCACGGTCAACAACCTTTACGATGTAAAATTTACGAGATTTGTATTGTTTAGCCAATTCTTTGTCTGACTCTTTACCTGTAGCCATCAACTCATCGTAAACCTCATTCAAAGGTGAACGTTCATTGTCATTTTTACCTGGGTCATAGAATTTTTGCCATTTACCACCCACTTGTAATTCGTGGTACCAAACCTCTTTGAAAGGAGAAGAACCATCGGGTGTAGGAAGGATACGTACTCTACGTTGTCCTTGAGATTGTCCTTGTGGAAGAATACAAGCAAAATACTTTTTCATTCTTTCCTCTTGGGACATTCGGTTAGAGTCTCCGAAAGACTGTGTGTTTTTTTCGTACTGTGAAAGTACTGCGTCAAGTGAACTCATCATGTTTTTTGTTTAATTAGATTGTTAGTTTATAAATTATAGTTGTTATTTTTCTGTTCGTCAAATTATTTCGCCAAATAAAAAAGGGCCACAACGTGACCCTTTTAATATAGTAAAAAGTTGTTAAAAATCAACCCATTTTAAATGAAGTACCAGTGGGTTCAGCACCATATTCATCAAATGATTTTTTAATATCTGAAGGTACAATATTTTCAACTTCATCGGAAGTTAATACATATTCATTCTTACCTGTCTTTTCCATATCTTCTTGTTTGTCATCAAAAAAACTTGAAAGTTTTTGGTTGAACGGACCACTATCTAAACTTCTCAATTCTAATTTTTCTTGAGCCGTTTTTGGTCTGTATTGTTCAATTTTTTCTTCCATAGAGTTTAACTTATTGAAGACATCATCCATAGCGTTTAACTTGGATTGTAACCCTTCAATTTGTTTAAACATCATATCAAAATATTCTTGTTGTTTGCTTTCAATATTTTTTTGTGAATTAACTAAATCTGTAATATCCAACTCTTCACTACCAGATTCATCATCAGATTCTTCAGTATTTCCAACATTATCAATTTTTTCAACTTCAGTATCTGTTGCAGTATCAATAACTTCAGGTGATGCTGGTGGTGCCGCTAATGTTGGGTCTGCTTCAGGTGCCGCCGCATCGGGTGCAGCTGCCGTTGGGTCTGCAGGTGGAACATCTCCCAAAGCATCTTGTTCCATTATGTATTTATTAATTGAGTTGTGTCTCTTAATTTCTTGAATTATTTTATTATCTATTCCCATTTTTTTAACCATTTAATAATTGTTTAACACCTTGTGGTGTTTCAACTTGGACTTTTCTATTAGTTTTTAAAGTATTGTCTACTCTTTCAATAAGACCATCTCTATCTCTAATAGTGTAACAGCTACCCGTGTCCAAATCACACACTTCGGTAAATCCATTTCCGGCATTTTTTTCGGTATATCTTGTATTCTTACCAAGATAATTGTCTAAATGTTGTTTAATATTCATAACTATAGTTTTTATATAAATATCTTAAAAACTTACAAGATTAAATTTTATCATTATTTCTACAACTTCAGATGCTGCTTTTGTTAAATCAGGTATCATATTTCTATTTTTAGCAATAAATGTTTGTTCTTCTTGTAAATTATTAAATCGTTTTGTTGGCCACCATCCAAGCCATGTTGACACCATACTTAAGATGTAATCATCTTTAGTTACCCATTTATTAGTTCCAACATTTATTAAACTTTTTGAAACACCTGCTTGTTTATTAAAATAATAGTTTTCCATAAAGTTTATTGAGTTTTCAAAACTTGTGAATACCGCAACTGGTTGTGTAGCACCGGCTTGGTTTGTTTTACAAGCAAATGTCTTTGTAAAAAATGTTTCCCTACCACCATAAGATATTTGAGGGAATGGTAATCCACCTAATGGAGTACCACCTAAATCAAAATTAAATGTAATAAAGTTATTATCATCATGACCATTTAAATATGCAGTATAAAATATCATAGCTCTAGTTGGTATTGAACTAACATTATCTTTTAATAATGTCGCCATATCACCATATGATAATCTTTGTGTTGTACTTTCAACACCAGTGTATTTTTGATATTTAACATTTGCCTGTTGGATATCTTTAAGACATTCAACAGCCGCTGACGCTGTAAATTTACCATTTGTTTGAACACCATTACCAATTGTAATAATATTAACTGCTGGTTGTGCCGTTGTTGTGGCTGTTTCTTTAAGTCTCCTAACTTCTTGAACTAGTTCCGATAATAAACTAGTGTTAAGTGTCATAATTTGTTGTTCTATTAACGGTAATGAATATAAAGGCATTCTAATTCCTGTAAAGAATGTTTTAAATTGTCCCGCATCTATTGAATGTTCAACTGATTGTATCATATAAGGACCCCTAAACATAGGAACATAACGTAAATTAAAATACATAGTAGGTTGTATCATAGCATTACCCATAGATTCAACTCTACATTCATAACTTCTAGTTTTATACAAATTATATAAACTAACATTTTGAGTATTTGACCTTGTACCACCAGCTTGGTTTGCTGCGTTAGTGATGACTTGGTTTGCTTCAGTTGTTGCCGCCGCAGAATTTTGGTCTAATTGTATACTATAAAACATACTTTGATTTCGTGTTCCAAAATCAACATTAAACGCAACAACTCTATTTGATTGAGCCCAATCTTTCTTTCCTTGTAATTTATCAATCAAAGGCATTCTAGCGGGTGCGAAATCAAAAGCATCTGTCTTCCACCTATACTCAGGATTTTCTCTCATATCCAAGTGTTCACTTGGTTTTCCAGCATAATAACAAACAAACTTTGGAGATGCGAATCTATAATCAACATCTAAGAAAGTACCAAATAATGAATTTGCCATATCATTTGTTGGTTGAGCATTTGGTGTTTCACCTTGTTTTACATCACCAACACCCCAAAAATTAATGTATGCTGGCATAGGCATCATTTGGAATTGATTATCAGCAATAATTCTACTAACAAAATCAATACATCTTGTATCCAATGATGTGGTTCCTGAAAAGAAATCTTTTAATTTAAAAATGTCTACATAAACAGCATCACCAATATCTCTGTTGGCTCTATCTAAGAATAAAACATCTTGGAATAATGTTCTATCTTTGTAGTTACTACCTGCAATCCATTTGTCATTAAAGGCTTTGAAAGTTTCCCAAAATTCAATCTTTGTCTGTATACCATCAACCGCAGATAAAATAGGTTTTTCATTTGTTTGTTCAACATTCGGTAAATCTTTTTGAAGTGTTGAAAACAACTGTGTTAGTGTATTA